ACTTGAACGGGATTTCGCCCTCGCTGTCGAACTTCTTGAGTTCAACAAGCGACTGGAACTGTTCAAGCTGTGGCGTCAGGCTATCCGGAGCTTCATCAATGATGATGTCGCAATCCAGCTCGGCTACATTCCCAACAATGCCAGCAATCTTCTGTGCGGCTTGCGGATCGGTCTGCATTAGCATTTGCGCCCGCATCGGGTCGACATTCATGCCAACCCATTTCACGTTCTGCTCATCGTCAGTAACGCGAATCCACTTCTCTGCCGTCCAATACTGACGAATGCGGTTCCAGATTGCGCGGAACACACGCTTATCGAGGTGGCGAAGATGGTCCATCAAATCGCCAATCTGGATCATGCCGCCCTGCTGGCTCGCGACAATGGCCCGGCCCGACGCGGCATTGGAGCCCTGCGTCTTATCTCCCATCTCCGTGGCGTTGGGGCCTTTGAGGTCGATGGAGTTCTTGGCTTCCTGCAACAGCGCAAAGTGCGACTGAGCAAGCTCGGCACCGCTGATAACCTGAACCTTCTGGTTGGTCAGCGCGCCAGGGGCGGTCTTCATCGTTCCGTCAGGCTTGGCCTTCTCACGGCGGAACAGTTCAATATCGTCAATCGCGCCTTCCTCGTACATCGTCTGGTTGGAGTTCAGAAGATGCAGCGACTTGGAGCGGCGCTTGTTCACCTCGTCTTGCAGCGAGATCATTTCACGCACAAGACCAAAGCGGTTGTTATCGCGATCTACATATGCCGACTGGAAAATAAGTTCGCAGTCACTTTCGCCGCGATCAGTCAGATAAGGCGATTTGCCCGCCTTCAGAATGCCACCCTTTGTGTACTCAGCAAAATACCACTCATCGTCGCGCTTAACCCAGATATGACAGATGCGAACTCGCTTGCGAGCTTTGTCAGCCCACAGGCTGAACTTTGGCTTGTCGTCATAGGTCTGGCTTGGCGCATTGCTCAGCGTCGTATCGAGAATGTCCTTGGCTTCCGGGTTATCCCTGTAGAGTGCCAAGGCGTCGTCGTAGTCGCGCCAGATGACTTCTCCAAGATAGCCAGCATCGGAGAAATCAGCCTCGGAAGAATGGGGGTCTGCAAACATGCGATCCCACGCCACCTTGCGAAGCTGAATCTCAACATCTGGCTGCGACATGGCCGTTGTCGCCATAAGCTGCGGCTTAGAATAATTGCCGGGCACAACAGAAACGGAAATGCCGCCAGACCCCTCAACAAGCATGTTGCGCCATACGCCGGACCGCTTTGAATCGTAGTCCTGTTCCTCCGCAACGTACTGCAACCCCTCGGTAGCGCCGTCTGCGTCAGCTTCATGCTTTGGCGTTCGCGGCAGGGCTTTTGCCTTGATGTGCTGCTGCTTCTCAAGCCCGACAAGATAGTCAATCTTCGTCTTGATGCGGTTGTCTATAACCGGCGGCTGCCCGCGCTTTCGCAAGGCCGCCAGTTCTTCTTCGGTCAGTTGCTTATTGTCGACGTAATCACGATCTCGTTCAGAGAGTGACCGAGCCGTATAGGTCGCGTCCTCGCTTTCCTCAAACATGCGGCAAAGAGCGCCAACGTCAAGAAGACCGTCTTCGCCTCCTTCCGCAGGTTTGTCGTTAAGCATTAGGCCGTTTTCCAATTCTCAGCACCTTCCTCGACGCGATCCCAACGGTCGCGAATCTGCGGCGTCGTAGGCTTTGCCTTCAACCCGCTCATCATCTTGTCTAGTAATTGCCCAACCAGTCCGAGAGCATCCACCTGATCGTCATGCTTGCCTGCCGGGAAGCTCAACAGCTCGCTTCTGAACGCCGCGTACCAAGGCGCGTATTCCGGCACATACAGGCCATCAAGGCCCATGCGCCCGCGAATGGACTGCGCTCGAACTGATTTGTCGCCGCGCGTCGGGAAGCATTCACGAACGCAATACGCGCCTCGCTCACGCTGCCGCCGATCCAGGTATGGGCCGATGCCGGCTCTTATCTGACCCTGTTCTTCAGCCCAAGCCATCGGCTTCCAGCTCTGAACAAGATTGCAGAACGCTTCGACCCACTCGTCCGATGCCGCCTGCTTGCGCCATAGATCAAGCAGATACATGCGATTCTCAGGATCAAGTCCGACAACCACATGAACCGTGTAATCCCCGCCGTCAGCCGTCACGGCATAGTCAGACCCGCCATAGACCCGCAGCGTTTCACGCGCAGGTGCCTTGGTGTATGGCCTCAGCCACTCAGCCCGGAAGTAATCGCCTTCTTCAGGTGCCGGTCGCTGCTGATACAGCGCAGACCACGTTCTTGCCGGTGTGTTCTTCTTCAGCTCGGCAAGCTGTGCGCCGTAACCATATGCGCCGTCAGACCACAGCCATTCACCGGGCTTGCGGCCCAGCGCATCGTTTTCTTCCGCCTCGGCAGGCAGGGAAATAACATGCCAGTTGTTGTGATTGAGCGCCCGCCCGGCAAGGTCATCCTCATGCCAGCGGGTTTGAATCAGTATCTCAGCCGCACCAGGAACAAGGCGCGTTCGAAAGTCGTTGATGTACCAATCCCATATCCGATCCCGGATTAGCTCACTGTCGGCGTCCTGACGCGATCTGATCGGGTCATCAATCAAACCGATCTTTGCGCGGAAACCGGCAATACCAGTTCCGACACCCGCCGCGTAATACTCAGCACCGGACGTTAACGCCCAGCGGCCCGCCGCCATGTTGTCAGGTGCAACCGATACGCCAAGCACATTGCTATGCTCGTTAATAAGGTTGCGGACTCGCCTGCCCCACTTCTCGGCAAGCTCGGTCGTATGCGAGGCCGCCAGAACACTTGCGCCGCTAACCGACTGCATAAGCCACGGCGGGAATAGAACGCTGCCATATGTCGATTTGGCAGACCCCGGCGGCATGAATACCGCCAGCCTTTGACACTCACCCCTTGCTACAGCCTCAAGCGCATCAATCAGCAGCTTGTGGTGAACTGCCGGTTCAAACCCGGCGTAGCGAACCCACTCAGTTAAGCTGCGCCGGATCGACCGACGGAGCAGTATCTCCCTCGCCGCTTCCGGACGCGATACCTGCAAGTTCATCGTCGCTCAGTTCTTTGGCGATCTTACGCCGAACCGTCATATCAACCGTCTGAGATGGTTTGCCCCAGCCTCGATCAAGCAGCGCACATGCAGCCGAAACCCTTGCGGCAGGAGGAGCTTCTTTCTGCTCCATGATGCCAGCAAGAGTGTTCAGCGCGGAGTCGGTATGTGAACGCGCCAAAGATCGAATATCTGTAGGTGTCTTAGCCATTTAGTTTGTTTTGCTTGTTGCTTTTACCGCTCAACATCACACGGCGGTTCAACCAGCGGTTTGCTCATGTAAAGCAGCTCGCCGGGCTGTTCTGATTCTAGTTGTTCGTAGGCGTCGATTGGCTTGGCAGTAACAGCTTCAGCTTCAATCTCTCGCCCATTTGTGAAGTCAGGGCAGATAAGATTGCCTGATACTGTGTAGGGTTTCATTGCGGGTCGGCAGATTCATACGTAGCCGCGAAAATGTCAGGCTTGCAGGGATAGAACTCGCCCCTAACGCCACGGATCACCCAATCACCTGGTGATGCGGTCATGTCGCCCTCTAGCGTAGGGATTACAACCTCGTGGCTTTCCATGCCGTCATGGCGACAGATGATCGTGACGCCGTACTGCTTCGCCCACTCAATGACATCGAGCGCGCTTTGCGGAGAGTGATCGAACTGGACCGCCTCGACCACGACAGGCTTCTTGCGAAACTTCGGCAATGTCTTCCCCTCCACTGAATAGGCTCGGACAGCAGCACTAGTACTCAGCATCTAGCTCCCTCTGCTTAAGGGGAGTCAGCATGATTTGAGGAGCGATGGCATGACCAGCGCCGCTGTCCGATTTCTGAATATGTTTTGGCGCAGCACCCATACGGAATGCCTCAGGCCTTATCGTTGCCCCGCTTGTGCCTATTGTCCCGTTGATGGGCGGGCTTACCAGCAAGACGCCAAAGAAAAACCCGCCCTGCAATTAAGCTGGACGGGTTAGATATTTGCGGGCCGGGGCGCTACTTCCGGCTTTCAAGCGGGTGCCAAACTGGATGTCCAGTTAGCTTCTTCGCTCGGCAACCATCGCCGCCGCAAACTAAATCAGCCAGTCGCAAAGTGCAGGCTTGCGGAGCTTTGCGTCCCCTCACCTGTCAGGCTGGCTGAACTCGTAATGGAAAATAAGACGCAGAACTAGCCGAACACGCTCTGGCTCTACTCCAGAGATACCAGAATGAACGAGAAGCTCTTCCGCCGCTTCCACGATTTCCGGACGAACTCCCAAAGCCCCCAAGCTCGGAAGGCGCTCAAGCGCTTCCGGGCTAAGGTCTATTCGTGGATGGGCAGTTTTTCCCAATTATATACTTGACGTACCAAGATTTAGGGATATAGTCGTATCCAGAACAGGATAACGGCTATGGCACTCCCCAAAATCTACACCGACGAAAACGCAGCCCGGCAGCACCTCGAAAAGCTCCTTTGGGCCGATGGCATCGTCTGCCCTCATTGCGGTTCCGTCGATCAGGCCACCCTGCTCAAAGGCAAGTCCACCCGTCCCGGCGTCTATAAGTGCCGCGCCTGCGCGAAGCCTTTCAGCGTCACCGTGGGCACCGTGTTTGAGCGCAGCAAAATCCCACTGAACACTTGGGTCTATGCCGTCGATCTCTACACCGCCTCGAAGAAAGGCTTCTCGGCCCATCAACTGCACCGCACCATCGGCGTCACCTACAAGACGGCTTGGTTCATGGCTCACCGTATCCGCGAGGCTATGACCGAAACCAAGGGACCGAAGAACCCAATGGGCGGCTCTGGCAAGATCGTGGAAGCCGACGAAACCTACTACGGCAAGAAGGCCCAATATTTATGGTGCGGCGGGTTTAAGTTCGCGCACCAGATATGTGTGACGTGCCATCTAGCTAGTTGATATTCATTGAGAGGCATACTGAGCTTTTAGGGCAATTTCTTTGAGCAATTCTTCACGGTTCTCAGTTTGCTCATCAATCATTGAGGACATGTCAACGCGAGGGGCCGCGTCATACCTGTTCTCCCAAGCGTCTTTCCAGGATTTTTCGCGATGCACTAATTTAAGCAGCGCGGCAAAACCCATGTGCCCGTAAATACGCTCAGCCTTTTTTAAATATTCAATGTCGCTATTAGACAAAGCAGATTGCTCATATTCGCGAGCAGGAAACATTTTCCTGTCTTCCTTTCGAATCCTCGAATCGAAATCGCGAATAAGATCGTCGTCGAGAAATTGCTCGCGTTTGATCA